CGTAGAGGGCACTGATCGTACAGTTACCTTCCCGTCTAACTTCTATGTGACTTGCGCTGGTGTTACTCGGATCAAAGCAACTGGTACTACTGCTACTGGTATTCACTCTCTGGTTATCTAAGGATTAACTAAGATGCCCTCTATTGCTCTTCCTGTGTCCCTTAGAGGGCAACTCCTTTCTGGTTCTAGGTTCTCTCCTCTATCTTTGTTCACTACCTCTGAACCCGGCTTCTGGTACGATCCCTCTGACCTGACCACAATGTTCCAAGACACCGCAGGTACAACCCCTGTAACCACTCCGGGTCAGACTGTGGCTCGTATCAATGACAAGAGTGGAAGAGAAAATAACGCCACCCAAGCCACTGCTGCTTCTCGTCCTACTTATGGTACTCATCCCATCGTTGGTATTCGGAACGTGGCACAAGGTTCTGCTGACGTAGGTAACACAACTTACTGGCCGACCACGGTACTAAGCAACGGTGTTACCTCTACAAAGGTCGCTAGTGGGATCGACACAGATGGTCTTCCTTATATAGACGTGAGATACCAAGGTCTTTCCACCGCCACCTTTCATGGGACCATCTACGAGACGAACCAAAGTCGCTCTCCCGCAGCGGTGGGGCAGACCTTTACAGCTAGTGTGTACATGAGAAGAATTGCAGGGAGTCCTGCTAACCTTGGACCCCTTACCTTGATCCTGACAGAAGAGACTGCACCAACCACCTACATAAACCAAAGTTCAAGTCCGGGTACGGCAGGGACAACTGAGATACTAGACACAGTAAGTCGTACTCTAACTAGCGGAAACCAAGTTCGTGTTGGTTTCGTGTTGAATTTTGGTGCTGGCGTAATTATCGACGCGACCTTCCGAGTCAAGGGCCTACAGCTTGAGCGTAGTTCTTCTCGTACAGACTATCAATTCAACTACAGCCGCTTCAATATAACTCAACCCTCTACGACACAAGTGAACTACCTATCCTTTGATGGGGTAGATGACTCTCTTTCCACTCCGTCTATTACTCCGGGGGTTGATAAGTTACAAGTATTCGCTGGACTGCGAAAATTATCTGATGCTGTCGGCTATGGGATTCTTGCAGAAACGGGTGGTGGTAGTGGTACGTTTACCATACACGTCCCTTATGACCAAAACACTGGTTCCTTGGACTTCACTTCAAGGGGAACTTCAGGTGCCTCTGCAACAGTGACAACAGGCTATGCTGCCCCGCTTACATCGGTAATGTCTGGTCTCGGGGATATTTCTGGGGACAGAGCAACCCTTCGTCTTAATGGTGCTCAAGTTGCCCAAAATACAGGGGACCAAGGTGCAGGAAACTACCTAGCCAATGCTGTATTTATTGGTCGCCGCGCTGGCACCTCCCTACCCTTTAATGGTAACATATACCAACTCATTGTTCGCTTTGGGGCTAACCTAGATGCAGGAACCCTAAGTTCCGCAGAGACTTTTGTTAATGAAAAGACTGGGGCCTACTAATGAGAATTACATGTTCTTGTCCTGAATCTCTTATCTCTGATGCAAACGAATATGCCATGTGCCTTGGTTTCTCTGAGGCTGACGAAGAAACCTATCGTGGTTTGAATTATGTAGACACCAAAGGAAATCTATACGCCGCAGCTTCATTTGATGCTCGTGACGAATGGATTCTCTTCGCGCAGGCACCCCTACAGCGCCCTCTCTGGGACAAAGAGGAGAGAATTGACCTGGTAGCCGCAGAACGTGCCCAAACTACTATGGTGTTCAGCACAGAGGCTCTCAGTGCATCTCCTACGACCCTGACTGCTCTTGGTGGTATGGATGGCCTATCCGCTCTTGTAGCTATGGGATTGTCTGTAGTCACACAAAAATAAACAGAAACTACGGAAGAGTGATCTCCTATGAATAAGTTGTCCGAAACATCTGCTAAAATGACGCTTGGTGTGTCGGGTAAGAACACTTATACCGGAGACATCAGGGCTGATGAGTTCCTACAAGAACTTAAGGGTAAGAAAGCCATCCAGAAGTACAAAGAGATGCGCGACAATAATGCGATTGTTGGCTCTGTAATGTACGCTGTAGAGCAAACCCTACGAGATGTAGAAATAAAAATCAAGCCTGCTGACGATAGTGAAGAAGCAAAACGTGAAGCCGACTTCCTTAAATCTGTGTTGGACGACATGGATGAAAGCCTTGACGATCACATCTCGGAAGCACTGTCTTACTTGACCTATGGGTTTGGTTGGTTCGAAGTTATCTACAAACGTCGTGAGGGGGACTTCCGTAGTCCCAAGAAGAACTCCAAGTTCAACGATGGTCGTATTGGTGTAAAGAAGATTGCCATTCGTGCTCCTTGGACTGTGGAACGTTTTGAAATCAACCAATCCACTGGTGAAGTCTTGGGTATGTACCAAGAAGCCACTTGGGGTAAACTCCCCGTAATGATCCCTGTTGAAAAGTCTGTCTACTATAGAACTACAAGTTTGAATAATGATCCTTCTGGTCGTTCAGTTCTTAGGAATGCTTATGTCAGCTATACTTATCTCAACAAGATTCAGAACTATGAAGCCGTGGCTATTGAACGAGAACTTCATGGTGTGCCTATTGGCCGTATGCCTGCGGAGTATTTGAGTTCAGATGCTTCAGCAGACCAAACCAATCTGAGGTCACAGTTTGAGCGTATCCTTCGTGACCTTAAGAACAATGATCAAGGCTATGCACTTCTTCCCTCTGACCTTTATGTAGACGCAGATGGTAAGCCCACCAATCAACGTCTTATGGACATTGAACTGATCACTGCTAATGGCTCTCGGTCTATTGACATTGATCCTGTAGTCAAACGCTACCAACACGATATTGCTCGTAGTCTCATGGCTGAGTTCCTGATGCTTGGTTCTAGTGGTGGCTCTTACGCCCTCTCCAAGACCAAGACGGACTTGTTTCTCCGTAGCCTTGAGAGTTACATCAATAATATTGTAGATGTCCTCAATAAGCAACTCGTAGAACGTATCTGGCAACTTAATGGCCTCTCTTGGGATGTTATGCCTAAGTTGGTTGCAGGGGACGTTGCCCCTCATGACCTTCGTGAAATCGCTTCCTTCCTTCGTAACCTTAATGGTGCAGGTATTGAAGTCAAAGACCACCCAGAACTTGTTGAGAACCTGATGAACATTGCAGAACTTGACTTTGACAAGGGTGCATATGAGCAAAGACTACAGCAAGCCACACAAGAAGTAAACCCGGAGGCTGTACCCAATGGCTAACACCAAGATTAGTGCCTTGACTGCCCTTACGGGTGCTGATGCTGCACAGAATGATGTCCTTGCTATCGTAGACACCTCTACTGCGACTACGAAGAAGATCACTCGTGAAGAACTCTTCAAGTCTGTTGATTACCTCGCCCTTGATCTTGCTAACGGTCTGGCTAGTCCTACTGAGGGTCAACTGACTTGGAACACTACCTATGACACCCTTGCTGTAGGACTAAATGGTGGTAACGTTGTTATGCACGTTGGTCAGGATACTTACTATCGTGTCCGAAACAATACTGGCTCTACTATTGCTGCTGGGACGGTATGCCGCTTTGCTGGTTCTCTTGGTAATAGTGGTATCCTTCTTGTAGCACCCTTTATTGCCAACAACACTGTAGATAGCCACACCATTATGGGTATCTCTTCTGAGAGTATCGCCAATGGTGCAGATGGACTTGTGACAAACTTTGGTGAAGTTCGAGGCATTAATACTTCGGCCTATACTGATGGTGCAATCCTTTATGCAAGTTCAACGGTTTCTGGTGGACTTACGGCGACAAAACCCGCCCTCCCTAACAATATTATCTCTGTTGCCGCTGTAGTCAATGCTGCTAACAACGGAACCCTCTTTGTTCGCCCTATTATTGAGAGTTCTCTCGCTAACACCGTGAGCATGAGTGGGGGCGGGACTGTACAAGAGTATGCAGGTTTTGCTACCCGTTCTGCCTTCGTGACGTGGGCCAGCGGCAAGACCCCGGCCACAGGTACGGTCGTATTTGCGGCGGGTGACGGCTATCGCTACATCGGTTCTGGCACGGCTATCAGCGACTTGGCTGGGTGGGTTCCGCTGGAGGTTTCCCGCCTGACCCATTGGCCCGCGACGCTTGCCGGGTTCCAAGCGGCAATGACCTATTGTGAGGGCAAAAAGCTGATCATCCCTGCGGGGTCATACAGCTACACATTAACAACGGATGTTACCTTCAACGGGATTGATAATATCGTCCTTGAAGGGGAGGGGCGTGGTATCTCCAACATCACGTTTACCCACGCGCTTAGCTACATGCGTATTTTGCGGGGGGCAAACATCTCCATTCGCAATCTGTCTTTGACAGTAAATTGCACTTTTGTAGGTGTTTCTAACACTATATTTATTGATTTCCGCAATTCAAGTTTTTTGATGGATAACTGTACATATTCTACAAACGCGGATATTTCATCAACAAGATATCACCACATAGGGGCAGCACCGGATACCGCTGTTAATTGTGATGATTTCACAATCTCCAACTGTACGGTTGACAAGATTTCTTATTTTCTGTTGAAATCTGTTGCGTCTACTTCAACACACAAACGTATCCGATACTTGAATAATCGTGTAACTGGCGGGCTGAAGGAACCTCTTTCGATTAACGCCCCAAATGGTAGCGTAGATGAAGCCATTATCACTGGTAACGTCTGTGATGGGCATTTGGCTGGGTTGGATGCTACGGACGGTCATTGGCTCGGCGTTGCTGGCTGTAAACGTGTAGTCATTACAAACAACGTTGTGACTGGCAACACTCGGGAGGCGTTCCATATCGAGGATGCAGCCGAAAGCGTCGTGATCAGCGATAACGTAATCAGCATGGATTTTACGGGCCTGACAGAAACAGGCTTTATCAACGTGCTGGCTGGCCTAGGCGGCGCGGGTGCAATGTGCCGTAATATCGTCATCAGCAATAACGTGATGGTGCAAACCAGTGGCATCAAGGAAGGGTTTGGCGTTTGGGTGTACGATTTCACCTCGGGCTTGCAAAAGACATCGGCGCAGAATGTTTTGGTATTTGGTAACGTGGTCGAGAACTGCGCCTATGGCTATGACATCATGGGTGGCGGGGAGACTGGCAACCGGGTTTCGAATAACACGGCTGTAAACTGCACGGTTGGTTTCCTGAGTCGGTACGAAAATCAGGCCACCTACCGCGACAACGTGTCAAACTTTTGCGACTACGGCGTTGCGACCTTCAACATGGGCCGCTTTGTCAATCATACCTTCAATCAATGCACAAATCTGGTGGGCTGCGATAACTCATTGGCCGGGGTTGTGGCACTTGAGGGGTTCTCGGTCATCAAGGCGGATCGTGATTTTACCGCTGCTAGTTCTTTCGGGTATGCAATATCTGGTGGCTTCGATTCTGCCGCACGATCTGAAATGAAAGCTGCGGTGATGATGCACGGTATTAACCAATCGACAGCTATCTATAAAAGTATGCTTGCAAATTGGGATGGGTCTACCCTAACTAGCACCGCTGGTATATCTCGGGCAACTAACGCTACAGCTACATTGGCTGTTACTGCCGGGGTGTTGACTGCAACGGTTGGCGTCACCAATGCTGAAAATAACTGCCGCTTCAGCGTGACTTTCGATGGCACAGCCCTTCTGACAGCCGCTGTTATTTAAGGGGGATTATAGAATGGGGAAACCTAAAATAGACGATATACCCTTTGAAAAGGCTATACACCAAGGAAAAGAAGTCACTCTTGATAAGCCCTTTCGACTTCCTGCTGGTTCAGGTAAGAAGTTCGGTGTCTATGTCAAGAGTGGCGATGGTGTCAAGAAAGTAACCTTCGGTGATCCTAACATGGAAATCCGTAGAGATGATCCTGCTGCCCGTAGTAACTTCCGTGCCCGTCACTCTTGCGACACAGCTACAGATAAGACATCTGCTCGTTATTGGTCTTGTAGGATGTGGGAAGCAGGTACGTCTGTATCAGAGGTGACTAAGGAAATCCAGATCGAAGGTCAAATTGTCAAGCAGCTAGATGAAGAGCGTCTCGCATTTGGCTGGGCTTATGTAGCTACAGTAAAGGGTGAAGTTAGCCTTGATCACAGTGGCGAATTCATTAGACCTGAACTACTGGCTAAAGCGGCCACCAACTTTATGCTCTCCATGCGTACTGCCAAGAGAATGCACTCTGGTGAAAGTATTGGTGAAGTAATCCACTCCATGCCCTTGACTAATGATGTAGCCAAGGCTCTGGGTATTCAGTCTGACCGTGAGGGCTGGATCATTGCTATTAAGGTCTACGATGACCAAGTGTGGCAAGATGTTAAAAGCGGTAAACTAGCAGCTTTCTCTATCGGGGGAAGAGCATTGAAGGAGATGGTGTAATGCCCACCGAACTCGTAAACTTGGAACTTGAGGAAGTATCCTTGGTCGATATGGGCGATGACCCACTCGCTAAGGTAGCCATCTTCAAGCGCAGCCCTGAAGGGGAACACATGGAAGATATTACTGCTGTAGACCTTGAAGCAACTGAAAAAGGCTACAAGGAAGAGATGAAGTCGGACGATATGGATGCCGACGAGATGGAAGATGAAATGATGGACGAAGAGGGTAATAAGAAGCCCATGACTCGTAAATCGTGGAAAGCAGAAGCAAAGTCCTTCGAAGAAGTGAACAAGATGCTTTTGGAAGAAATCGAAACCCTCAAAGGTAAGGTTGAAGAACTCGAAGCTGTAGCTATTGAGAAGGCCAAGCCTGCTGAAGAAACGATTGAGGTTGGTGGTGAGTTTGTAGCTAAGTCGGCTATCCCTGCCCCCGTCCTTAAACAACTAGAAGAGTTGCAGAAAGCCCGTGAGGGTGAAGAACTCCGTAAGCGCGCCGAAATGGTTCTCCCAAACTTTAAGGGGACTGCTGATGAGCGTGGTAAACTCCTGAAGTCGATTGGTGAAGATAAAGACCTTCTCGCAATCCTTCGTGCTGCTGATGCTGCTTTTGCTGGCATCTTTGAAGAAGTTGGCAAAACTGACGCAGAGAACGATCTTAAGACCCCTGCTGATAAACTTAACGACATGGTTAAGTCTCGTCAAGAGGATAAGAAGGAAGACTTCTACAAAGCGTATGCTGCTGTCATCAAAACCGCAGAAGGAAAATCCCTCCTGCTTGAAACCTACAAGAAGTAAATAAGGAGCCTTTAAATGGCATTTACGGAAAATATGAGCACCCGCACCATGATCTCTGGTGCCGCTCTTACCCAATTCACCTTTGTTGTCGGCCCCGCTTCGGATGGTCAAATTGACCCCGTGGGTACTGCTGGTGCTCGTGCTTCGGGTGTTGTCTTGCAATCGGCTGCTGGTGCTGGTGAAGCTGTGACTGTGGCTTACGATGGTCGTGTGACTGTATTGGCTGCTGGTACGATCACTCGTGGTGCTGCTGTGTCTTCGAACAACGCTGGTCGTGTTATTGCTGCTACCACTGGTCATGTCATTCTTGGCTATGCCGAAGAAGCCGCTGCTACGGGCCAAGTCATCACGGTTACCCTTGCTCGCGCTGAAACCGCAGCCTAATCAGCCTACTCTAGTTTAATAAGGAATATTTCTCATGGCTATGCTGTCTCCTAGCGCCGTCCATATTGACGCCCCGCTTACTAACCTGACTATCGCTTTCCTGCAAGATGCTAACGGCTTTATTGCTGACCGTGTTTTCCCGAAAGTCTCGGTTTCGAAGAAGACCGACAAGTACTACATCTACAACCGTGCTGACTTCAACCGTGTTGGTCAAGTGCAGCCTCGTGCTCCTCGTACCCAAGCTGACCGTGTTGGTATGAGCCTCTCGCAGGACACCTACTCGGCTGAAGTGTTCTCGCTGGCTACGGATTTCGACTTCGA